TTGCTTTATCTCTTGCTTTCTCTATTTCCTTTACAATAGATTCTGGTAGTGCATCATTGTCTTTGTAGGTTAGTGTGATGTAGTCTGTATCTTCTTTTCCTATCAGTTCTTTGTCAACCCAAAACAAACTAGATGGGTTATAGTCTAGCCATATCGTTCCACTTGTTCTAACCGACAGTTGAGTATAAGCATCAAAGGGTACATTGTTACATTCGTTTATGTATAGGTCTGTTCGTCTTGCACCTCTTAGTTTATCGGGCTGGTCTGTCGAAAAGAACTCAATATAGCTTCCATTTGTAAAAGTGTATTTTAAGGTGCTTTTATTGAACTGGGTATCCTTATACCTATTTAGACCATTTAAGATGCCTAAGAAGTCCTTTAAAGCACCTCTACGAAGGTGTGGGATAGATTCCGATACTACACTTATTTCTTTACCCTCGTTTTTTATAGCGTAGTCTATCAATAAGCAAAGGATAGAAATAGTCTTAGAAGCACTTGTACCCCCTTTAACTATTCTTATTCTGCTCTTTAATTTCCTTAACTTTTTTAACGCAATAGTTCTTTCAACTCGCATTAATCAATAAATAAAGGCAAATCTTCGTTGATAGTAATATCTTTAGTTTCTCTTGGTTTACCTGCATAGTAGTTGTAGAATAACTGAACATACTTAAAGTCTGCTTTTTCCAGTCCTTTCATTAATGCATCAAACGCCAATGGTTCTAATGGTGTTAGCTTTTCTATAAGTGCAACCTCTTCTGCTTTAGGTTTTCTACCTGCATTTTTATTCCCACCGTTAAACTTTCTTTTATCCATAATCAAAAAATATCATTATTGATTCTAGTATAACAATAAGATTTTAAGAGTTTTGTTAAATCATTATATTATATGAACCCAAATTTAGCGTAAAACCTTTCACGTTTATTGTGCTTTTCAAGTAGCGTTCTATGCTCGTTCAGTATTTCATCTCTTTCAAACGACAGTTCCCTTACAAGTTCTTTTAATTTAGCGTACTCTAAAACCAATGCGGTTGTATCTTCTTCTATGTCCTCTGCTATATTGTTCACGTTGTTTATTTTGTTTTGCAATACTCTGTAATCGTTCTTAATCACTCTATCGGTCGCTATCCAACTATTCATTTGTTTCACACCGTGCATAACAGAAGCGTGGTCATATTCTAATGATTTGCCTATTGCATCTAAACTTAATTTAGTGTTGCTTCTTACCAACTTGTAATACATAAATCTAGCTTTTATTGTTTCTTGTTTTCTTGTTCGTGCTGATATTACTAAACCGTAATAATCTTCTACAAACTCTCTAATCATTTCTTTGTTCATCTTCTATGTCGTTTATTAATTCTCTTATTGTTTTATATCCCGCTTCTTCCATCGCCTCTTTGATTCCTGCACAGGCTTCATAGTATTCCATTTTCTCATATCTTTCTAGCGCATCCTCTAACAGTTGTACATCACAACCCTTTACAATGTCGGCTCTTGCTAAACAGTAGAAACGATATATTTCTTCTTTAATCATTTAAAACATCCTTAATTGTGATTGATGTTCTTGTAATCGTTTCTTTGCTGCATCGTAGTAATCTTTGTCTAATTCATATCCTTCTAAATCATATCCTAAATTATGACAGGCTATTGCTATTGAACCTGAACCAAGATGGGTATCTAATATTTTATCTCCCTCTTTTGCGTAGTTCATTAATAGCCATTTATATAATGCAACAGGTTTTTGTGTTGGATGTATTTTATTATATTGGTCTTTTTGATATGCCCTATCATAGTATTTAACAGTTCCAATACTACACCAAGCTAACTCACCTTCTGCAAAATGTCCATTCTGATGTTTATTCCAAAAGATTACTGCTTTTGTTGATTTTAGCTTTTCTAAAAAATGATTGAATCCCCATATTATTTGATTTTTGCTCACCCTTTCTAATTCTATAAAGTATTCTATTGGCGGAGAATAGGAATCCCAATTTTTCTTTAAATGTTTAGAATATCCTATTTGTCCTCCATCTAATCCTATTCCATAAGGAGGGTCAACAATAGCAAGGTCAAACCGATTATCGTCAAACCCCGCCATCGCTTCCATACAGTCTTGATTATATAGGTTAATCATTTTTTATTTTTCTGTACATATCTAATTGTTTGTTACACCAAGGAGTAATGTGTTCTACAGAAGAAAGGATAGGACTGTTATCTTCTGCAAGTATTTCTAATTGGTCAAAGACATATTTCATTTCTACTAAATTGCCTTTTATCTTTTGATGCGCAAAAGCACAAACTCTATTAACAGTAAATGCTTGTATTTTTACATTGCCATAATGCTTTCGCATATTGTAAAACTTACTAAATAAATATTCGCCAAACGCTTTGTTTTTTATTGTAGCATTGCCTCTCTTAAACATTACAGAAGAACCGCTATTAAAAAATATATTTAAAACATTACCAACGGTATATACATCATCAGTTTCTAAAAACTTTTTATATACATAGCTGTAGTCTTTTCTGTTTCTTGCATAGGTTTTTAAATAGTCTAAAGGAGTCCACGCTCTGTTAGAATTATTTAAACTTATAATGTACTGTTGGTATTCATCAAGATTATTTGTATCTATCCAATCTACAATATAAACAGGTAAAGTATTCATACCTATCTTTATTGCCATTTTAACTCTGTGATGTCCCTCTATAATATTTCCGTATTGGTCTATTACTATTGGCACTAACCATCCAAATTCTTCTACTTTACTTTTAAATGAATCTGAATGATTCTGTACAAAATCTCTATTAACTATAGAGTGCTTTAATTGTTTTGTTGGATAGTTTAAGTCAAACCTTCCTACTTTAATTTCTGTTATTGTTTTCATTGTTCTTGTTTTTTGTTTGCTTACTCTATTAGGTTTTCAGCTTCCCCTATTTTTTCCAAAGATATAAACTTTTTATTAACTACCAAATAAATTTATAATATTATCCATTTACCATTAATCATTTTTCTAATTTTAGGTAAACGGTTTTTCTCTTCTAATGATTCTTGTTCATTTTTTTTTAATTCTATATATTTTTTTCTTTCTTTCTTGTTTAGTTTTCCCAACTTAATGTTACCGTTTTTGTCGTAGTAATTAAACATCTTATTGCTTCTCATTCTTATAGAGGACATTTTGCCTTTTCTCATTATTAGTATTGTTTAATTTATAATATTCCTCTCATCACATACTGGTCTAAGTCGTTTTCTTCTTGAAAGAAGTACTTATAGTTATCTACTGCTTGTCTAAATTTGTTCTCGCCTCTTGCTAAAAACTCTTTACTTACATCAAAGATTCCTATATCAGTACTTGCTTTGTCAATCACAAGAAAGATAAACTTATCCTTGTTAAACAATTTTAAGTACAACCACGCTTGAAGGTCATAGGAATATTTATCGCAGGAGTACCGAAATGAATTTAGGTCAGCTGTACTTTTGAGGTCAATGATTGTATCTCCCTGTATAATATCTGCTTTACCTCTAAATGGTAATCCATCTATCTCTTCGATTGCAGGTACTTCAAACTCTGATTTAGTTAATAGTTTTAATGCTGCTTCATTTCTTAGAACTGCATCTGCTAACCTTTCCGCTGCACTTCTCTCTTTAGTCAAAAACACTTCTCCATACTCTGCTTTAGCATCTTTGTACTTGTTTGTGTTCTTAGTGGAAGCATCTACAAAATGCAAGGCATCTACTTTGTGCGGTTCGAGTATCATCCAATGAACTAACTTACCTGCAGCCAACGCTGGACTATCTGAGTTAGGGTCTCCATACTTTGTAACGTTTCTGTAAGTCTTAGGACTTTTTAAAATCATTTTAAGGCTTGAACTACTTAAAGCGTGTTTGCCTAAGTGTCCGTAATAGAACGAGTCTGAATGCATCTGTGCAAGGATTTCTTCCTTACCCCAATGCTCTCCGTTTAATAGTGTTATCATAATCTTGTTATTTCTTGTTGTTGTTCGTTACGTTTGTTTAATTCTTGTTTGCATCTCCTGCGATACCCATCAAGTTGTGTAGGGTCATTTACTATCTTCCTTAATTCTTGGATAGTATAGGATTGATAAAATAGTTCTTCGTACATAATTTCTTTGTTTTTGTAAATATAAACAATTTATTAATAACTGCTATTTTTCTTCTTTATTTTCTTCAAACTTTTTTTCTAGTGCTTCTATTTTATTTAAAGCAACCACAACAGCTTTTTGCGTTAACTCTAAATCGTATTTCATTTTAAGTAATGTTGTTTCTTTCATTTTTGTTTTTTATTGTTCTTCAAACCACAGTTTAATTACTGTGTGCGGATAGCCCATCGAATAAGAAATCTTTTCTATAATCTCCATAAATTCCGCATATGATAAGTCGTTGCGGTCAACTTCTATGGTGTGTTTTGAATCATAATGTTCTACGGTTATTTTCATTTCTTATAATTTATATAATAGTCGCAATCACCCTCAACAAATGGACTTTCCGTAAAATAAACCTGTCTATGTTTATTCACTTCTGCTCTGTATCTGTAACAAGTTTCCTTGACCCTGCAGGTATATCCCTTGCACATTGTTATATCTGCCATATTATTTCAATTTATATAAAAACACTATTAATACAAAGATGGTAATAAATATCAATATAGGCAATATAGCTTCTAAAATATATTGGGTACTCATTACTTTAAGTTTTTCAGCTTTTCAATATACAGAGTGGCATCCATCAATTCTTCCTGCA